CGGAGGAGAGTCTGACACCCGAAAGTTAAATGTTGATCCTTTTATATCCAGATTGGTTAACGGTAAAGTGGCAACCTTGCACGAATTAAAAACAGTTTATAGTCTGGAAGATGCTTATTACCTGAGTGAGATTCTTGACCTGAAAGAAGAGCAGATTTACCTACAAAACAAGGCGAATAATGTCTGACAAAGTAATTGAAAATCTAATCACCAAACTTACTTTTGATTTTGACGATAAAAAGCTGGAAGAGTTTGATAAATTCCTGGGCACGGCTGCAAAAGGCTTGGCTGCTATTGTAGCCGGGGCGACCGCAGCGGCGACCGCCATCTTTTTATTCACCCGGAAAATTGCAGAGTCGAATGATGAACTTTTAAAATTTGCAATGCGGACAGGAATTGACATCAAAGCATTGCAAGAATTGGGGTACGTGGCGGAGCTAAATGGTGCGTCAATTGATTCGATGAACAGCTCCCTTGAAAACCTTTTGAGGGTGGCCTCTGAAGCTTCACGAGGGATGGGAGCTGGGGTCGAAGTGTTTGGGATGCTTGGTATCTCAGTTACTGATGCGAACGGGCGGATAAAAGAAGCGGATGTCTTACTCAATGATGTATCAGATGCAATCTCACGATTGAGCACACAGGCAGAAAGATTAGAATTTGCTCAAAAGTTAGGGATTGGCCCGGATCTGTTGCTTGCAATACAGCAGGGCAGTGAGGCAATCAGACGGCAAAGGCAAGAGGCAAAGGAGCTTGGATTTGTGATTGATCAAGACGCTGGGAAAGCGGCGGCTGATTTTGTAGATGAACAATTGAGATTGAAGCGAGTAATATCCGGGGTAGCGAATGCGATTGGGACAAGATTCATTAAACAATTCAATAAGTTAAACGGTGCGTTTGTTCAATGGTTCAAAAATAATAAGGAACTAATACAGCAGAATATCAGCCTGTTTTTGGACAAAGTAATTTATAATATCAAAATAGTTTTTACTGTGGTCAGCCGGGTCGTTGGGATTATAACGAGTCTGGTCAGTGCCATGGGAGGCTTGAAAAATACAATCATAGTTGTCACAGGTTTATTGCTGGCGATGAACGCCTCTGCGCTCCTGATGCCGATTTTGATCACCGTTGTTGCTGCCGCTATTCTTTTGCTCCTTGAGGATATTATCACGTTTGCGAAGGGTGGCGATTCTGCAATAGGCCAACTTGCGAACAGGTTCCCTGCCCTTGATAAAATCTTGAGAGGGATGTTAAAAATCTTAGCGAAAATAAAAGAGGGCTGGGTCTTGATTTTTACCGAGGGGGATGTGGCCCTTGAAGGTATGATCTTGTTGATAAAAAATATGGGCAAAGCTGTTACTGACTTTTTTTTAAATCCTATCAATAAAGTTATTGACCTGATGAATAAGATACCAGGTCTAAATATTGGAGGTATCGGCACATCTGATCAAATAGCAGGGCAGAACAGAGCCCCCGGATCTACACAGAACAACAGTTCCGTATCAAATACAACTGTCAATAAGCCGAATGTGTCAATCAATATCAATGGTGGAGATATAGACAAAGTCAAACAGACGGTAGTTGATGTTTTGAATCAACAGTATAGCGGAGCACAGACTAATTTGAGTTCGCAGGTGGAGTTTTAAGATGTCTCTTGCACAGATATTTTTTAAAAAAGGCAATTTTTTATCGACTGTGGAACTGGATATAATTATTACCGAGGGGGCGGTGGCATCTTCCAGGGTTACGGAAAACCCGGTCGAGTTTGGCGCCAACATGAATGACCATATCATCATAGAGCCCATGGCCTTTTCAATTAGTGGAGTTGTCAGCAATGTCAGTTCAAACAAGCTTGAGCAATTCGCAAAAATCCCGACTATCTTTTCAAAAAATACAGCCAGAAGCAAGGAAGCATGGGAGGCCCTGCTTGAGCTTATGGTGGACAAGACCCCATTCACCTTGATCCAAGGACTGGCAAAATACGATAATATTGTGATTCTGAGTCTTGTTGAAAATCAGGATAAAGACACTGCAAACGGTTTATTTTTCACCGCTACAATGAAAGAGGTCATATACGCCGGGGCGGAGGTTGTTACAGAAGAGCAATTTGAGGACTCTGCCATATCTGATAAAATGATTCCCGTTGTTTCCGGGGGATTAAAGGCATTGAGCGAATAAAATGTATTTACCTTTGACCAACAACCCAGAAGAAAATTTCACAGCATCTATTGATGATATTATTTATAATTTCCGGCAGCTTTGGAATGGGTTGGGATTTTGGACACTTGACATTAAAGATGCAGACGGTGTGGCTTTTGTCGATGGTGTCAAAATCATTACACAAGAATATTTATTACGGCAATACCCTCACATACCTTTTGACCTGCGGAGCGACAACGAGGTTGATCCGGGCAGACAAGATCTTGAATCCTTTTTGCTTGATATAAGTGATAAAGATGTTTAATAGGAAAGCAAAGATTTTGATTCCTGGATTTAATATAACTGATTTAAGAATCAATTTTAAAATTGAAAAAAGTCTGGTTGGATATCCGAATCTTGGGAATATAAAAATTTACAACTTATCAGAAAGTAGCCGGAACAATATCGAGGCCAAAGGGTTAAAGCTTCAACTTTTTGCAGGATATGAGGATGTGTCTGTGCCTTTACTTTTTACAGGTGATATTATAAATGTGGTACATCTAAAAACTGGACCCGACTGGATTAGCGAGGTCTTTGCAGCAGATGGAGTCAATATATTGAGCACCGCAACGATTAACAAAACTCTACCGGCTGGAATGGATACAGCACAGATTTATAATGAGTTAGTTTCTCAAATGAAGGGTATCACAAAAGGAGCGACTGAGGGGCTAAAAAACTTTTTATCCGGGAAACGATCACTATTGAGAGAGCTCCAACTATCCGGGAATATCAAAGACTGGTTGGATAAACTGGCCATGGATTGTGGTTTTGAATATTCTGTAAATGACGAAGTGATTGAAACGACTCCCTCAGGGTATCCTTTAAGCGATGTTCCACCGGTTGTGATAAACCAAAAAACTGGAATGATTGGGAGCCCAGAAAGAACTGAGATCGGAATTAATGTGTCGCACCTTTTACTGCCTGAGTTGAAGCTGGCAAGAACTATTCGGGTTGAATCAATAAGTGCAAAGTTGAATGTGGGTAATCTATTTTATAGGAAAATTCCACCAATTAGGAATAAAGGCATATATCGGATTGATAAACTCATACATACCGGTGACACGCATGATAATCCGTGGACAACTCAGATAAGTGCGAGGGTGTTTTAAGTGGCGGATAAACCAACAACTTCCCTTGAAAAGGTTATCCAAACGGCTATTGATACAGCCCTCAAAGAAGTCCACACCTGTTTACCGGCAGTGGTGACAAGGGTCAATAATGCAGATCAATTGATTGATGCTCAAATAACGATAAAAAGAAAAATGGCTGATGAGTTGGTGAACTTGCCTTTATTGGTGAATGTACCGATCAGATATTGGCGGAGCAAGACTTTTTCCATTACTTTCCCGATTGAAATTGGGGATCATGTACGGATTCTTTTTGCAGAGAGGTCAATTGATACTTGGCTAACCGAGGGGGGGATACAAGATCCTTTTGATATCAGAAAGTTTTCCTTGAGTGACGCTTTTGCCGAACCGGTCATGTACCATCAAAAAGACGTGATACCCAATTTTGATCCAACAAACCTTGAGATCAAAACCAATTCAGGCGACACGAAAATCATTGTCAAAGCTGGGGAAGGGGTTGAGATTGTCACAACCGGGGAGACAATCGTAACCAGCAGCAAAACGACTATCAACAATGATGTGGAAATTACCGGGGATCTATTAGTTAAAACAGTCGATTTTTTGACCCACGTCCATGAGCAGCTTGCAGATTCTGGAGGCAATGCAGAGCAAGACACCGAGGTTCCAAAATGACAATATATGATATCCAATTTGATGCTAATCATGACATGGCCCTTGACAGTGCTGACATAGCTTTTTCCGAGGAGGCAGATATCGTTATTCAGAGATTGACAATCCGGCTCCAATTTTTACTTGAAGAATGGTTCCTCGATAACCGGGCTGGCCTCCCATACACTCAATTCATTTTGGAGCAGGGGAGCAG